ATTTTTGTGCCAATAATGATGCTAGATTCTTCGCATCCTCTGAACTTAGATATAGCGTTATATCTGTCGCTGATCGAAGTACACCCCTCCAAGAATTGGACGTTTCCTCCAACCAACTTTTCCAAGGCTCTACCGTGGTCAAGTGATTTGGTAAGGATAAGGATACGAGCTTTTGAGTTTTTTGATTTGATTCCATTTACAATATCCGCAATTATTTTGTTTCTAGATTCATTATTAACAATGAAAGTTTCATAAACATCTTGGAAACTCATATCTTCATCTGCTCCACTAGCAGAATAGGATCTGTTAATAATTTGTATTATAGGCTTGGTTAGAGTTCCCGCTTCAATTAAATTTGCTGTGTCTACAACTTGAATAATACTACCTAAAGCACCTTCAAGATTATATCTTGGTATATTATCGCTGGGTGGCGTAGCAGTAAATCCAAAACGATAGACAGCATTTGGAAAACTTCTAATAGCTGCCAAAGTCTGTTTTCCATTAGCAAACTCATGGCACTCATCAATCATCAGAACTTCGGCAGACTCTAGGTGCGTGTCAAGTATTCTATCTATACTTTGAATAGTGCAGAGCATGATGTCTCCATACACATACCCTTCTCCAAAGCATAAACCTACATCTTTAATATTGCAAGACTCGGTAAGGAACTTGTAAGTTTGAGTTAATAGTTGCTTGGCATTAAATAGAATAACCATCTTTCTGCCCCGCAGAGCCTTGATTAGACCTGCCATTATCAAGGTTTTTCCTGAACCTGTAGGAGATTTTATTATCCCACGGTGCTGCTCTAGACCAGTTTTTATAAGTTTTTCCTGATAGTCGTAATATTTGAACTTATCAAAATCAAACTCTGAGTGGTCAAAATTAGTTCTTTTAGCACTATCCTCGTATATAATTTCAGGAGTGCAATTTATCTTCTTAAGATCTTCAAGTATTCTGTGCAATAGACCTGATTTAAAAAGACCTGTGTTAGAAATGAATCTGACCTTACCGTCCCAATGTCTTCGCTTATATGCCATAGAATACTCGGATCCAGGCTCCTTAAAAGCGTATAATTCACATAATGCTTTTAACAGATCAGGATTGTCTGTGTTTATTCTAGAGTTTAAGGTATCGACATAGATTTTCATTACACTATTATAGTTTATGCATATGCATAGGAGATTTTTTTAATGAACATTAAACAAGGTATGGACCCTGCAAAACAGCAAATTATTGATAATATTTTAGGATCATTACCAACAAGTGTGGAAACTGAGGTAATTCTTCCTTCGGAGGCTAGACTCTATACACTAATTGATCCAGCTCTCCCAATTACATTACGCCCAATGACATTTGAGGATGAACGAGCATTAATTAGCTCTGATAAAAATTCAGACCCAGTTAATCTTCTACTAGGTAGATGTGTTAAAAATATTAACATAGGAGATCTTCTTCCTATGGATAAACTTTACTTACTGATGAAATTAAGAGAAATTTCGTATGGTAATGAGTACAAGACCACACTAATCTGCCAACAGTGTAAATATGAAAATATATCCACAATTAAGTTGTCCGAACTAGCTGTCACCCCTGTTCCAGATGATTTCAAAGAACCCGTAGAAGTTACACTTCCAAAAATTGGGAAAATAGCTAAGATTAAGTTCCCTAGAGTACGGGATGAGAGATACCTAACATCTTCTGAAGATATTTTTAACAATCTTTGGAGATTTGTTACAGAAATTGATGGACATCAGGATAAGTCTATTATCTCTGCCGTTATAGATAAGCTACCTCTAGTAGACATGAAGACAATAACAAATGCTCTAAAAGTGGAATACGGACTAGATACTAAGGTAAAGCTAGTTTGCAGCAAGTGTGAGGGAACCTCCCTATTGGAGCTACCACTTAATGCAAATTTTTTCAACGTGAGCTAGGGGAAATAATTAACTTAGATAATCTTCTCCTAGAAGCCTATATATTGGTAAATAAAGGATTTTTTACATACTCTGACGTAAGAAGTATGACTAGATTAGAAAGATCTTTATTTATTCAATTAATAAAAGATGATATAGAAAGACAATCAGATGCAATTAAACGGAGTAGATCTGGTAGATAGACATAATAGACCAACTGTCATACAGAGAGTCGCTTTACGGGCATTTTTTATAAATGATGGTGAATATTATGATCCTTTTGATATTAGTGCAGTAACTATTTTTGAAAAGTCTGCTAATTTTACTCCTAGCACAGTTCTAAGTGCAAATCTAATATCTACCGAAGTTCCAAGTTCAATAATAAAAATGAACTTTGGAGCTTCCGCTAATGATAGTGGTGCTGCGTTATACCCATCTAGTTATAGTATAAACAACAATATTGCAGCAAGCTCTATTTATAGAATTAAAAAAGGTGAGTATGTCTGTGTATTAGACCTAACAAAGGAAACTTCTGGTTTATATAACCTTAACGGTTCTTCTGTAATAATTAGAAATTCAGCAAGCTCTGTAACTGATTATATTGATTGTTGGACAATCAAGTTTGCACAAGGTTCTAATTATCAAACACTTATAAATGAATTTGCATTATATAACGACACATTCTTTACAGTTACGCAACCTTTAATATTTGCAACAAAGAACAACTTAGTAAATAAACATCTAACTCTAAGCTCAATTGAAACTTTAAAAGTACAAACAGATATAACAGTTCAAAATAGAAATATTGATACGTCGATAAGAAATATATTCAAAGATTCAGCAATAACTGATGCTAAAGTAAAAATTGAAAAGGTTAATGAAGACTCAACCACTCTTCCAGCTACAGTAGTAGTATCTTCATTTGAAGATACAGAATCGTTAGTTGATATAACTTCAGATAATACTATATTATTAAAATTCGATACCACAATGCTTGCTACTCACCCAAGAGTAGCTAGTTTTGGTGGACTGACTGGAACATATAGAGTAACAGTCCGATATACTTTATTAAATGATACAATTATTAGTAAACCATTCTATTTTACAATAAGTTAATTTCACTCATAACTTTATAATCAAAATTATACAGTGAGCTTTTCTCAGTAATCCACTGAGGAAGGCTCACTCCCTTTATGTGAGCATCATTCCAATCCTTGCACTTGTTTGGAAGATCACAGACATAGAAAGGATTCATACGACGCTCCTTTCGTAGTCTTTCAAAGGCTTGGATACCTCTTTTACCCGCTGCATCATTATCAAATCCTAGAATAATCTTGCCTTGGAATGTTGATAGGATTTCTGCCTGACGAGGGCTAACGGTATTCTTCATAGTAGCCGTAGCGTTTACACCTTGTAGTTGTAAAGAGATAGCATCAAGCGGACCTTCGCAAACAACTAGATGATCCGCATCCTCGTCGTAAGGATATAGAATTTCAGAAGGATTAGGAGCTATCTCAGTTGAAGGATTAAGATACTTGGGTCGCTGATCTCCAGTAGCACGGGCTTGGAAATAGAACACGACACCATCCTTACTAAACGGAATGATAATTCTATCTCTGAATTTTCCATCCAAACACAAGTAGTATTCTGGTCTTGTATCATTTGATTCATTGAAAAGCTTTCTACTAAAGAGAATATTCCATGCGTTCAATATCTTAGGATCTTCGGAGAATCCAGATGCAATATTAAGGGGGATTAGGCTGTCGGTATCAAGTTCTAGCTGGCGCTCTTCCTTGACGATATCAGGAATTGTATCGTCACCAAGGAAACAGAAGTTCTTAACTAAGAGATCCTTGTAAGCCTTAAAGTAAGGAAGATTTTCGGCTTCCGCGTAGAATCTGACGAAGTTTCCTGTACGTCCAGTCTTGAAGCACTGCCATAGACCACTATCTATATTAATGCTCATGTGTCGCTTATAATCGTTTTCGATAAAAAGCGACTCCATTATAAACTCTCGGCCATTAGCAGATAGTTTACCAATATTGGAAAAATTCTTGGTAATGTAGTCTCTAATAAACTGAGGTGCTATATTGTACATACAAACTATTTCCGAATCTAAGTATCAAACCTTTAAACAGTGTAAGTTGAAGTATCGTTACCGCTACGTCGATAAGCTTCCTGAACCTGAAGAATCAAACACAGACGCGCTGCACTTTGGATCTTATGTCCACAAGATCTTTGAGAACGGAGTGAATGCAAAGACTCAGGACGAGTTGGTTCGTATCGCTGAAGAGGTAAGAGGCTCATACAGCGTATCAGAGAAGTACGATGGCAAAGATTTAAAGTGTATCGAGAATTTTGTTAAGTTCAATCAACAACTTAACGAAACGGTAGCCACAGAGCTTACGTTTGAAGTTCAAGTAAAAGATGATATTACTCTAAATGGAGTAATTGATAGAATCGTCAAAGGTAAGGACGGTGGATATTTAATTATCGACTACAAGACTTCTAAGAAGGAAAAATCTAAAGTAGAGCTTTATCAAGACTCTCAGCTTAAGGGTTATGTATATGCTGTAAGTAAACTATACAATGTGCCTTATTCAAATATTATTGCAGCACACTACTATCCTCTTACTGGATCTTTTGTCCATGTACAATATTCTGTGCCCCAGATAGGCTCTCATCTAAAAGCTATTGTAGATGAGGTTTGGAAGATTCGTAAGTGTAAGATGGAAGATATGAAGCCTAACCGTAATGATTTCTGTAACTGGTGCGCCTACAAGTCGGCGTGCCCTGAATTCAATTCTTTGGATGAAGTTACAAAGAAAGTTGATCAGCTAAAAGCTATCAAGGAATCTTCGGGTAAGACCCATAAATAAAGGGCTGATATATTTCAATATCTATTGAACTAAAGAAGTTAGTTACCTGTGCAGGAGAATACTTACACTTTTTAGTTAAATAGTTATAAAGCATTTCAAGTTTTATCGGCTTTTGTTTATTTAATGAATCTAGAAGTTTTAACTGAAAATGCTTGATAAACTTTTCAGAATACTTATGTCTCCACTTATCTACAAATGAATAACTTAAGGTTTCATTAATTAAATCTATAAAATCTATAATATCTGTGTCTAGGTTGCTCATTACTTATTCTATTTAATATTACTATATAATATATCTTATATGATCAATTTTTCACCAAAAGTTAAAAAATTTTTAACTAATGTAGGTGCTGACAAGGATTATGACGTTCAGATAGTTCCTAGATCTGATTCTTGTGCAGTTCCAGGAGACTTCGTATTTTTTAGGTACAGCTTAGGCTCTGGAAAAGGTAGTAGAGATGCAAGAATTGTTATGGTAGTCTACCCTATAACTAAGGAGGCTAAAACAGGGAATTTACTTTTGACGGGTTTTAGAGTGCCTGATGTTGGAGATTATAACCCAGATTCTTTGCAAACTCTATATACCAATAAAGCGTTACCTAAAGAAAATTATAGAACATATATTCTTCAGAAGGTATATGGGCCTATAAGAAGAATTAGAAGAAATAATTTCAGGAAACAATAATCCATGCTTCCAGTATTAGCAGCACAAGCCGCAGACACTTTATATCAAACCTCAATGGGGGCATTGACTGGTGCTATAAATGGTCTTAAAGAGAGATTTGATAAGGCTATACAGATTGCTGATAATGCTCAAAGAAATACCCTAGCTTTAGGAAAAACTCTAGAAGAAGCTAGGAAAGATTTAGGCGGATCTATAAAAGGTCTTAGAGGAAGTTTAGAAGGTCAATTAGGTGTAGGGATTCAATTATTAAGAGCGGGTCTTGATAAAAATTCAGCAGGTGTAGCTAGATTAATAAATCAGCAGATGTTAACGGGGACAGCCTTTACTAATACTGCAAAAACTTTTGCTAAATTAGAAGGTGTTTTAGGTTTAACAAAAGATGCTTCTGATAACCTAGCTGATGAACTTGGTTTTTTAGGAGCTAAGTTTGGAATTAGTACAGATAAACTTGTAGAAAGTATTTATTCATTAAAAAGCACATTTGCAACACAAAAAGTCCTAAAACTGGGAGAGGAATTTCAAGCAGCGGTAGCACGGCTACAGGCAGAATTTGGTCCAGCACTCGCTGAAGAAGTGATTGGAGCAGTTCAATATATTCTAGAACCCTCATTTGAAAGAACTGCTCAATTAAACTTTGCAGGATTAGGAGGCATTAGAGAACAATTATTAGCTAATCGTAAAGATTCTAATGCTTTGTTTGAACTGTTATTAAATGCTGTAGAACAAACAACCCGAGTATTTGAGCGAACCGCGGGGAATCGTCCTGAAATGTTGGGAGTTGTATCTCAATTAATGGGAGCAGGTGCTCAAAGTTTATACTTATTAGGTAATGCCGTTAGACGAGATCCTAAAGATATATCGAGAGAGGAAGCCTTTAGTAAGTTTGCTAAACAACTTAATGTCATAAGAGAAGAAGCATTAGCTCCATTTGATAGTCTTATAAGTGAAAAACTGTATCCTGCGTTTTTAGAACTTAATCAAGTTGTATATGGTAGTATTAATATATTTTTTAAATCAATTAAGAATTTTGTTGATGGACTTACAAAAGATGGTGAGGATTTAGTAAAAAGTGATGTTTTTAAAAATCTAAAAATAGCACTGATTGATGTAGCTTCAGGTTTAGCCTCTCCATTATTTAAGATTTCACAGTTTATAATACAAGGGGGTATAGACCTTTTTATAGAAGCTATTAAAAGTTTAAATCAATGGCTAAAAGAGTTCACAGCCCCTGGTGCTGGGTTAGATCAATTTAGAGCAATAATTGCAAGTATGCCTTACCATCTATTAAAGTTTTTAGATGGATTAGCTTATCTTGTTCCAAGCTACACTGGTCCAAGTAGTGAATCACTTCTAGCAGCAGAAAAAATAGCATTTGAGGAAGAGTTAAGATTACAAGTTAGACAAGGAATAAAATTACAAGGAACTGAATATGGTCAAATTTTTGATCTTGAGGGGCGTATCCAAAATGTACAAATACTTAATGACTTAGGAAGAGCAGCACAACGACTTGGAGTTGATTTAGAGAAAATACAAAAACAAAATGAACTAGATCCTACTCAAAAAGCTACTGATGTTCTTGGTAAAGCTGGAGAACTATTTACCAATATAGAAAATAATCCATCTTATGCTCTAATGAAAGCTGCATTTGATAAAATGAGAAAAAATGCAGAAGAAGGAAAGGATATATTACTAAATGTTGCAAATATTCTAGATGGTGTAGAAACTAATACAGCACAGACAGCACAAAATACATACAAGCCTCCACAAGCTTTAGTGGCAGCTTCTGTAGAGCAGGGAGTTTTGGATCTTATAGCAGCCAGAAATATAATTTTTAGTTCAAAAGAACCTATAGAAATTTCTGCACCAGAAATGGAAAGACTATTAAAACGAAATATAGAGGATAAAAATATCCAAATGAAGAATTCTTGGGGTCCTAATCCAGCTCAATCAATTAGAGATAAATAAATAATGGCAAAACATTTTGAAAGTCTTATAATAGATAGAAAACTTCCTGAGAGAAGTAATCTAGTTTTTTACTTTAACAAACCAGATAATCCCTCTGATTATTTTAAAGTTACATTACCATTTTTTGAAAATGTTAGTGTAAAAGAATCTAAGAGAGCAAGATACAATAAGTATAGTCTAATTGGTAGATCTTCAAATCTCTACAGCTATGGTGGTGCTGATTCTAGACTTTTATCTTTAACATTTAATATAACCCTTCCTCATATTTTATCTATAATAAAAGATACTTCATTTCAAAAATATCAAAATTATTCTCAATCAGAAGATTTAGAAAAACAAAAAGAATTATTTAAAAAACAAACAATTGATAACACACAAAGCAGAGTTACTAATCTAATAGGAAATAATTATATAAAAACCACTGAAGATGAGTATACTAGACTTGCGAAAGATCCTTCATATACTCAAGGAAATACTTATAATGAAATATTAATATATCCTGAGTATTCTGAACCTAGAAAGACAGCTTTAGATATCGAATTTGATAGAGTTTTTGGAAGCTCTGCTGCTAAAGCAAGATATGCGATGGGAGCTAGAGAAGAAGAAGGCCAATTACCTTATCGTTCTATAGAAAAAAGACAAAAAACTCGATCTATTCCTTTTTCGGAAAGAGCCACCACTACTGATTTTAAATTTAAAGTAATTGATCTAATAATGTATTGGTTAAATATTATTAGATCAAGTAATGTTAATCATGCAAAAAATCCAACCATAGGACCTCCAATAGTTAGATTGAGTCATGGTATAATGTATCAAGATGTTCCTTGCATATGTACTGATTTTACAATAAGTAATGAAGAAATAGCTGGATATGATGTAGATACATTACTACCAAGAATTATTAAAGTTGAAATGAAATTAGAAGAAGTTAGAACTGGAGATTTTGGAACTGGTAGCAATAACTATTATATTACAAAAGACAATTTAAAAGGTTGGGAATCTGTTCTATCTGATAAGACTCAATCTATGGATCCTGGTTATAATTATGCTATTGATGAATTGGAAAAACCTCCTGTTGAAGAAATTACAGTACCAAATTTTATTCCTAGTCAAGTACAACGAGATCCACTAGGATCTGGTTATCTTTATACTGATAGGTATGATTTATGAAAAATATAGAGACAGAATCAGGACCTTATAGTGTGGGATACCAAGACATATCTCATAGGGATGCCATTGTAAGAACTATATTTAATGATAAAAGTTTTGATAGACTTATTCAAAATTTAGATACTACTTATGTATACGAGATTGGCTATGTTCCAGAAGGATATCAGCATAGGCCCGATCTTATCTCAAATGTATTTTATGGAACTCCTAAGTATTGGTGGTTGTTAATGCTTGTTAACAACATTACGGATCCTTTTGAAGGGTTTTACGTTGGTCAAAAAATAATGATACCAAAGTTATGAAAATTGAAACACCTAACGTATTTGTAGGATTTGGAGGAGACAGTCTGGCAAAGATGCTAGAGGATGGTTTTAGCTATTCTAATTTAGTAGAAGAATTACAAAAAGATTCCAAAGCAGGTTTTTTATTTTCTACAGATAATAATGCTAACTTTATTGGATTACAACATGAAATTAATAGCGGAGGTGGTCCTGGTAATTATACCTTTACTTTAAAATTAATTGATCCATTAGGAGAATTTGAAAAAAGATTTTTGTCTTTTAATGTTTTAGATGCATTAATAAATAAAAACACTGCTGGTTTGATGGAAATTTTCGCAGATGAGAATACCTCAATTGAATCTCAAAATAAATTATTAAAATCAACACTGTATAAAAATATTCTTATAGAAGCTATTAGAAGAGATCCTCAAAGAAAACTTCATATAAGTTATGGAATTGGAAGAGATTTATCCACTTGGCAAGGTCCTTTTGAAGTTCACTTAACAAATGGTTCTGTAGAGCTAGACCCAGTAAGAGTGCTAACTCTTACATTTGTTCCAACCACTGCTGCTCTAGATAATAATAATTATGATTCTAGAGGAAATGTCTTTTCTAATATATCTCCACGCACAGTACAAGTAAGAGGATACTCTGCCGATTTAAGAGGTGAGAGAAGTTTAGCTTATAAATTAAATGAAAATCTAAAAAATATAGATTTTCATTTAATTTTAGTAGATACATTAAAAGATTTTTGTAGAAAAGCAGCCCAGACAACTAATACATTAGTTTTGTTGCCAGATATTAATAAAGTATGTAAACCTTTAATAGATTCAATAGTTGATACTATTTCTTACGAAGTAAAAGATAGAAATATTATTAGAGCTGCTGGTATAGCTGGAAATCAAGTCTATTCTGATTTTACGGCAAGATTAGAAGTTTCTAATGAAGATGCGGCTTTTTTAAAAAAAATATATATAATAAGAAGAGTTTTTGCTGAATTTGGATTAGAGGTTGTAACTACGCCTTACACTGAAGTTTATAGATCAATAAATACAGGAGCTGTTTCAACAGAAAAAGATGAAAAATTAACAGACTCTGTGCAAGATAGTCTTAAAGCTTTAAGAGAAGAATATGGATTTTATGTTAGGGCTTCTTGTAATGATGAACAATATTCAAATTTTAAATTGTATTTAGATGAAATAATTCAAAATATAAATCAAAAATCTGGAAGTACTAAACCATTAATACTTGAAACTAAAGTTGAAGTTAATTCTAGAATTTTAAAATATTGGAGAACTTTAGGAAAATATCAAACTTTTACTAGAGCCCTTGTTGCAGGAAATACAGATTTTTCCGATAATGAAATTCACGTTGTAGGTGATAAACATTTAATAAGCAATTATTTATATCCAAGAGAAGAATTAATTTCAACTGAGGCTAGTCCATTACATCCTACTGACAGTATCATTTTAAAAAATCCCAATTATATTGATACTATGATTAAAATACTTAAAAGTTATGCAAAACAAAAATTAGAAAGACAATATATTCCAGATGAATTTGTTTTAAAATACGGCTCTCAAGAAGCTTTAGAAAAAATAAAACGAGGTATATCTGATGCAAATTTACCTACGTTTAGATTTAACACAACAAACCCTAATATATTATCTTTAAGTATACAAAATACACAAGGATATTTTACTCAATTAAATACTTTATCAAAAGTATTTATAACAACTAAAGCAAGAAAAAGTATTCTAGAACAAGATCTTAATGCTGCTAAGATTATTAAAATAAAAAGCGACGAACAGTTATTAAGATATATAAAAGCTAGATTAGCCTTATCTAAAAATTCTAACATAACTGCTGAAGATATTATTGATGAGGCAATCGAACCTAATGAAACTCAAGAAAAAGATATAGATAATTTTAAAAGTTATATACAAAATTATATTGATTTATTAAAAATACATGACAACTTTGTACCAGAGATATCCCTAAGTGAGTTTGATAAATCTGATGAAAATGTAATAATGAATGAATTATTAGAGTATATACAAACATATGCTTTTCAAATAGACATAACTACATTACCTACATTTTCAATAAGTAATATAGCAGATTTAGGAAAAAGTTGTTTTCTTTTTTGTGGTTCTGGTGACATAATTCAAACTAAAACTCCTAAAATATCTAAATTAAATGCTATGGTTACTGGTATTTATCAAATATTAGGTATTACTCATTCAATAACTTTTGATGATTGCAAATCTAGTTTTAGATTAGCAAAAGCTAATTCCGCAGAAGGAATTAAAAATTTCCCAAATGAGCCACAAAAATAATATATAATTAATTATGAGTACACGAACAATAGACACTCCCCTAATTTGTGTTGCAGAAGTTAGAGATCTGGCTGATCTTACAAGATCTGGAATATTTAAAGTAAGTATAAAAAAAAGTCCAGTAATGTCTGAGGACTTAATTGATGTAAACTATGTAAGCCCTTATGGTTCAAATGGTTATGGTGCTTTTGTAGCCATGCCCGAAAAAGGAACAGAGGTCCTTATTTGTAAACCTTATGGATCTAGTGAATGGTTTTATATGGGAACAACATTTAGACCAGAACCTTATTCTAAAGATGGAAGAGTAACACCCGATAAAACTGTTCCTCCAATCTCCAGAGCCGAACCAAGACTATACTCAAAATATCCATTACCAGAAAGATATTTTTTCAAATCTCCAAACGGTGCTGGATTAACTATAGCTGAAAACACGGATTTAGCAGCTATGAATAAGTATGTAGAATTAAAATCTGGAGTTTCAAAACCTAAGAGAATAAAACTAGATGATACTCCTTCAAAAGATCATATTTTGTTAGACACGGGAAACGATGCTAGTATAGAAATAACTAGTGCCCCAGAATTACCAAGTAACAAACCTTCCAGAGCCATTCTTGTAGAATCTCAAGGTCCTCAGAAGTATATAAATAATGGATCGCAAACTGATGTAGTTGTAACAACTGGAGGAAAAGAACTTCAAATAGTTAATACCGCAAATGGTATTTTAAATGGAGTTCCTAATTGGCCTATACCAGTAAGAGTTCCTGGAGGTGTTGGTGCCGTATCTCCAATAAAACCTAATGGAAATATTAATATTCAAAGCACTAACAGAGATGTTAATGTTTTTACAAAAAGCACTTCTGGTAGAATATTTATAGAGTGTCTAAACGCTGCTGGTATAAACCAGCAAATTGTTATTGAAACAAACGGAGTAGGTGGTGGTATCGTAATTAAAACCAATGGAAAGGTTTCTGTAGAAGCTTTACAAGGTATTGATATGTGTACCGCTGGATTAATTAATATGTCTTGCACAAGTTTTAATCTAACCTGTGCAAATATGAATGTTGCAGCATTAACCACAATGAACTTAGATGCACCACTAATTAATCTAGCACCACCGATTCCAGTAATACCTATACTCCCACAAGCGTCACTTCCACTAGTTCCTCCTTTGTGTATACCAAAACCTTCTGCTCAAAGAGATGTGCTAGAAACTAGTGATTATGGAAACATAGGAATTTTAAATTGGGAATAATTAGAGGTTTATTATGGCATCATTTGACGTAGAAGCATTTGTAACTAATAGAGGTCAGTCCGCTGCTGGAGCTTTAAATAGTGTTGGAATGGCATTTGGTATGCCAACCTGTATGTTGAATTTAGCTGCTGGGGCTTTAGCATTATTGCCAACTCCTATATTAGCTCAAATGCAACTTACAGCACAATTAGCTAAAAGTAGAGCACAAGAAGTGATAGCAGAGATATTCAAATGGATATCTCTTAAGACAGGAATCATAGAATATATCGCAGAAGATGGCACCCTCAAATTTAAACTACTAGAATCTTGGATGGGGCTAGATGCATCAGATTTACAAGCACTTGCTGATTTAGGTGGGATTCTAGGAGCATTACAAGCTGTTCAAGATTTAGGTGCTCAATTATACGCTAACTATCAAACACTTGCTGCTGAAGTTGAAGCTATTCTTAATTGTTTAAAATCATATGAAACTATGAAGAAATTTGAAAAAGGAGTTTCTTCAGCCTACGTTTCTCCTAATAGAAGAAATCCTAATCCAGATAATCAATATTCTGGACAGTTAGCGCAGCTAAACTATGCAACAAACTTTATTGCACAATGTGATACATTCATAGAGAATATAAACAACATTATTTTAGCAAGACAGGAAAATCCAGAGCTAGAACCTCAAATTAGTGATTGTAGAGAATTTGATCAATATTTATCTGGAACAACCTTCTGTAGAGTTACTCCACAGGATCCTGGATTAGTAGAGGAAGCAGATCCTATATTTAGATTAACTTATGGACCACCTGTATCAATCACTGGTCAATATATCTTAACTATAGATGGTTTATACTATGACTCTAGAAATGGTGGTATTGATACTGCATTAGCTTCTATTTCTGGAATAATTCCTGTTGGTGATGCTTGGAAGTATGATTATGATCCTAACCTTGGAGGAAAAGGCCAAGCAGTATCTTTAAAAACTTTAGACAAGTTTAGTGATAATCTATTTGATATCAACATAATTGATGACAGTCGAGGAATGCAGAACTACTACGATAAAGACCACTTCTTAGCTGTCCTCAGACAAAACAGAGACAAACAAATATTTGATTTATCTAGTAACCTACAGAAGTTTATTGATAATAATGAAGGAACTTCAGTAATTCAAAATCAGAGAAATATTATAATCTCTGAAATAGAAAATCATAATTCAAAAATAAATAGAAGAAAAAAGCAAATAGAAGTTGCTGTTAAAGTTCCTCAAATTTATGGTGGAAAAACCTATCCAATATTCAAACCAGGAGAGGTTCCAATAAATGATTTCTCTTATTTAGCAGATTACAATTTGTTTGTGGATTTAGAAAAACAGAGATCTCTAACTTTTAAGCAAGGTGATGTTATAGGTATTATTCTTCCACTAAATCCTAAGTTTGTAAAATCATCACTTAAAAATGATTCATTAGCTGTTGAGCACTTAAAAGTTCCTAATGTTGGTAAGGGTAGTATTATCTACACACCTTCAGCAACCAACGCAGGGACTGTATTGTCTTTAACAGATCAAATTGTTACAGATGGATTGTTTGCTTTATATAACTTCTTAGAAACAGATGTGGAATTACCATCATCATTTGATTTTAATTTAACTAACTGTTCTACGAAGAATATGTATAACAATGCACAACTAGTGGCACCATCCAGAAGATCAGTATACTTCTCAGGAATGGGTATACCTTATTTAGAAGGTATCGTAAAGAACAAGAGCAGTGACCCTGCGGGAGCTTCAGGACTTGGATCATTTATAAGGCTTCCTGATAGCAAAGAATTTAGAGATCTAACTTATTCGCAAGATGGATTTACTATGGAATGCTGGGTCCATGTTCCTAATATTACAAATGCAGAAGTAGGTTGGCTAAGTGCAACAACCTCTTCATTAACCAAAGTTTTAATTGGATGTGAGAATGTTGGAAGTATTTCTGGGTATGAAGCTTTAGACAGAACTGGAACTCTTGCTGACTTGGATAGATTACCTAATAACAAAGGTGATCAATTCGTTAGAGGTATGTTATGTGGATTTACTAGAGATAGAAGAATTACTAGAGAAAGCACGGGATTCAGCAATAACAATGCTCAAAATGATCCAACATCATCACTAAGTTTCTTTATAGCCCCTACTATTTCTAGAAATGCATCATCTCTATCCTTTATAAATAATGATAGTTGTCAAAATTCTGATACGTTTCATAAGATGAAAGTTGATCTATCAGCCACATCATTTGGTAATGTATCTTCTCAATTTGTTTTAATTGATATAACCTGTGATCCTAGAACAGATACTATAAAGATGTTTGCCGATGGTAATTTAATTTCTACATCTTCTATATCAAATGTATTCGGAGTCCCTGAAAAAGTTCCACCAGGAGTTCCTACTTTTAGAAAAGAGAATAGCTTTGAGTATTCTACTAGTTCAGTAGACGGACCTTCTACTGTAAAACAAGGACCTAAACTTAATAGATTTTATACACCTTGGATAGTTGGTGGAGGTTATACTGACGGTATGTATCAGTATGGTAACTTCATGGGAGGGAATAGGGGAGGTATAGTAAGTGGATTGCGTGGACATATTGGAAGTTTAAAGTTTTACTCAAGACCTCTAGATACTTCTGAAGTTTTAACAAATTATAAAGCCCAACAAGCTTTCTTTAAGAGTATTAAACTATAATGGCAGCTAACTCAATAGTTAATGTTTACGGAACTATACCTTTCCAAGGTCTAACTAATTCGTCAAAATCTAAAGTTAATGAGGTTTACGGATTAAGTTTTCCTTTAGGTTTAAGATCTAATAACTATTTTTCAAAAAGTTCTAATATTGAAAAAATTAAACACGCAATAAAACAGTTGTTATTAACAAACAAAGGTGAAAGATTAATGCTTCCTAATTTTGGATGCAATTTAAAAAAATACTTATTTCAACCTTTAGACGAAACAACTTTTGAAGAAATAAAAAAAGAGATTGTTACTTCGTTTTATAATTATATTGTCGGAGCAACTATAAAAAAAATTAGAGTAGTTCCTACAGATGACATTAGTGTTGCTGGAGGTAATTCTTTAAATATTACTTTAGTAGTTAGTTTAAATACTGATCAATCAAAAATGTTTGACGTTGGAGTTGTTATATCATGACCTTTTCAGGAACAATCACATCAGATTTTATGAAACTGGCTGATATGCCAGTCAGTAAAAGACCTACTTTAGTTAATTTCGCAGCAACTGATTTTCTAACTTTACGAGATTCTTTATTAAAGTATGCTAGAGCTGTTTATCCTAACGATTATCAATATTTTGTTGAATCAGATTTAGGTATGATGTTTATTGAATTAGTTGCTTATATGGGATCCGTGCTTTCTATGAAAGCTGATATGTTAGCAAATGAAAACTTCTTAGCTACAGCTAGACAAAGATCAAGTGTTAAAAAATTATTGAATATGATTGGTGTACGAATGAAAGGACCTTTAGCTTCTGCTGCTGAAGCCAGATTAACTTTTAATACTACTTATGCAAGTTATGTGGCAGGACAACAAGTTACAATACCCGCTGATAAAAGAACAATAACAGTTAATTCTGAAGTTGATGGGGGTCCTTTAACTTTTACTTTATACAAAGTTGTAAATGGTTTAGTAGACTTAGCTAATCAAACTGGAAATATAGTTTTAGAACCATTTAGCGAAGCTGTTGGTGCTAATAAGAATGTATTTCAAAACTTAGTATTACAAGAAGGAACTTTAGTTACTGAATCTGGATCTTTTATTGCAACTGAATCAATAAAAACAATTAGATTAAATAGAAATTCAGTTATTGATGGTAGCGTTCAAGTATATATAACCGATCCAAATAAAGCAACCGCAACAGGATATTACGAACAAGTAGACAATCTATATTTTGCTTCTGGATCAAATGACAAGATTTTTCAAGTAAACTATGATGATGATTATAATGCTACTGTAGTTTTTGGTGATGGAATTGTAGGAACAAATCCCTCTACAGAAGCTAGCTATTTTGTTCAATACAGAGTAGGTGGCGGAGTTAGAGGTAATATTCCAAAAAGTTTAATAAATACCTCAGTGGACATTGGAGGTATTAGTGTTACTATTACAAATACATCTCCAGCTACTGGAGGATCGAATGCAGAAACAATAGAACACGCTAAGAGATATGCTCCACTGACATTTAGAAGACAAGACAGATTAGTTACACTAGTAGATTATTCTACTTTTGCAAACGCATTTATAAGTAAGTTTGGAAGTGTTGGAAAAGCTACGGCTGTAACTAGAAAAGCTTATTCTTCAGCCAATGTTATTGATATTTATATATTAGAAAAAGTCTCAGATCTCCAATTACAAAGAGCTACTACTAACTTCAAAACTGAACTACTAACTGCCATGAATAAAAAGAAAATGGCAACTGATGATATTGTAATTGTTGATGGATTGATCAGAACTATAGATTTAATTTTAACTGCCAGAATAGACAGAGAGTTATCGGAGTTTCAAGAAGATATTAAGACTAAAATTAGAGACAAAGTTTTAGAATATATGAATGTAGATAATAGAGATTTTGGACAAGATCTTATTATATCAGAACTTAATAGAAAAATATTTGAAATTGATGAAGTTAGATTTTCTACTATAGATAATCTAAATCAAGATGTTAAGATTGATTTTAATGAAATTATACAGCTTAATAATCTTACAATTAACATTGAGTTATTAGACTAATGACATTTAATACTTTTAATCCAAAAGAAAGAAGATACTTTAAAAGTAACTTTGCTGATCTTCTAGAAGTCCTTACACCAGGATTTTATGTAGAAGAAGACTTAGCTATAAGTGGGGTTGGATTAAATCCACTTTCTGAAGTTATTAATTGTCATATAAAATTATGTAATAATATAAATAGAGTCTTACCAATATCAGGAGTGAATGGAACTCAAACAGAACATCTAGGAAATATTAGTGGTATATCTCAATATTTTGTAAAACAAAATGAGCTTACTGAAGTAATTCCTGGAGAATTTGAAGTTAATATTTTAAATCCTCTTAATTATTCTTTAAAGAATTTTGATACTAGTGCAGATTTTAAATTATTTTTATCATCAACTTTACTGCCAAAAATAATCCCTGCTAATAATACCAATGCAGGAAGTATACAAGCAAACATATCAGTATTATCAGCATTAACAGATAATGCTAATGCAAGCAGTGTTCATAATTTCTTAGTAGATGCCTTAGGGTGGTTTTATTTCCTAAATACTTCAGCTAATGGAGGTTTAAGTTATTCTCCATCGAGCTATGTTTTAGAATCATTAGCTTCTCTTTATAGAGGTAAGACTTTAAAAACGGTTGATGGTATAAAAGGACTTACTGAATATTTATGGAGAAATAATTCCGTTTGTTCTTTTGATACTTTTATTCCAACATCATTTATTTCAGGAACCGTAGACGCTATACTTACAACATCTGCTGGTATAGCTCCTACATATACAAGTGGAACTCAAAAACTAGAAGCATTAAAAACTTTAATTGATATAGTTTATTCTCCTTTAGATATAGATAAAAAAGATTTTAAAGTAAAGGATGCTTTCGATAGTTTCCTAGATTCAGGTTTATATCTTGATGACGAAAAATCTAAAGGACCTTATCGAAAGTTCCTATCTTTACTAGGTTATAGTTTTGCAGATGTTAGTGATAAAATAGAAAAAATTGGATTAATATACGACATAGAAAATGTTGAGGATAATCAACTGCAACATATTGCAGATCTAATTGGTTTTAAACTACGAGGAAACCTTCCGTCTAAATGGAGACATCAACTGTCTCAAGCTATAGAATTATACAAATCATCAGGAACTTTAGAATGCTTGCAAAAAGCATTAAATATTCTCTTGATGGATTCTACTTTAGAAGTATCTTCTACTGTTCAAGAACTTTGGGAATCATATATTCCACATCTAATTTGGTATGCGTTAGCTACGGAATCACCTTTATTCAAAGACTTAAATACTTGGACTTTAGATTTAGCTCAACAATCTAGAGTAAATGCTTATAGCAATAAAAGCTTAGAAGACAATTTAAAACTTGTAACTGACTCAATTATTTTAGATGTTTATAAATATTTCCCAGAAGCGTTTGTATTTAATGGTCAAAACTTTGATCCTCCAAGATTTTATACTGTAGATAAGTATGGAAATGAAACAGGATTATATACAATAGTCGGTGAAGCTGATATGAAACCTTTTAGCGTAGCTCTAAAAGGAACGGGTGAATACGCTGGAGGTAAAACGAGGGCAGCACTTAGAGATGAAAACAAAATGTTTGAAGCTGCTACAGGATTTAATGTTTTAGGTGAAGGTGTATACATCGCAGGAGAATTAGGAATTAATGATACCACTGATATTGTTTATCTAAAACCAAAAGGTGATATTAGGTTTTTATTTAATTACAGAGATAGAGTAAATTACCCACTACCTCCTTTTGAGGAATTTAAATACTATAAAGATTGTTCAATAACTTATGAAATAGTAGATTTTATAGTTGAAAGACTAAAGTGTTTTAAAGTAAAAGAATCTTTTGCTGATTCTTTAGGTTCTTATATAAAGAATAGCATAGACAGCACTTCTGATCTTGGAGCTTTGAATGAGTGGTTATTCTTTTTTAGTTCTTTGCAAACACCTCCTAACTTTGACGATGTAATCTATGATATAACTGATTACGATCATAATATATTAAGTTTATGGAACGGGAAATCTTCTCATTTATTTATAAATTTTCAAGATACAGATCTTGATTTTAGTGTAAAGAATTTACAAGCTGATGGAGCTTACGCCTTATATGAGACTGCTAGGTTAGCTAATGAATTTACTCCTGCACATACTATTAATAGAGTTAATATGTCTGGCAGTGCGGTTGATTCTTTTATAGCAGCTCATACAGAATATGATTATATAGGATTTGATGATACTGATACTTTAGCAGGGTATACTTCAGGATCTGTTCTAGCTGGATTTGCAACAAGCGGAGCAGCTATGTCTTTCGCTACTGGTGGAGGTGATAATGGAGTTGGATCTGATGGAGGTAGAGGGGGTTTAAATACTTTTAAAAGAGAGGCAGCAAATAATATTCTTGATTCTATACTCTCATCAACAACTGCGATAATTACAACACCTAGAAGATCACATAGAAGAAGAAATTTAAAATATCTATTACCTAGAGAAGGTTATTTTGATAGAACTGGATTTAATGGTCCAACATCTTTTGATCCTTCAGTCCTAGAAAGGTCAATGGCTTCTTCTTTAGGAGAATTAACTTTAGGATATATTGCATCAGCAGCTAAATTCCATCCTGTAGTTGATACTTTTAATCTTTCTGGAGTATGGCATCCTTGTGAAAATCTAAGTTCCACAAGACGTTATTTCGGAGTTGATACTAGTAATACATTCCCATATAGAGGATTATATCCATTAAGTTCAAATAATAAAATGCCTGAAGTAGGCTCTGGTGTCTCTAGGTATGTCGATAGAGGACAAACTCCAGGAATATATTATACCATGCACAAACTATTTTCTGAAAAAGCTAGATCTCTAGCTTCAAAAATTATAGAAGCAACTCCAAGTGATTATCTTTCTACTAATTATTGGAAAAATAATATAGAAAGTTTAGCAAACTCTGCAATAGCTAGTGGATTTGTTTTAACTTCTTTTGATGATTATGAAAACTTTAGTTTTGGAAATGGATTACATAAGCTTTATGCTGACTATTGTAAGTATTTTAATCGGCATGATATTTCACTAAATCAGATAGAAAAAACTGGTGGAAATATTTTTGCACATACCTTTGGAAGAGGGTTATTTAATTGTAATTTCTCAGTAGATGGTTCTGCAATAACCGATTATCTTGCAAAATCTGTAGGATCAGTTAGTAGTATAAATAATACAAACATATGGAAATCCACAACAACAGGAACGTATATTGCTAGTAGTGTGGGTCAAACAGTAATTCCTCTTATTGGATCATTTGTTTCAGGAGATCCTTTTAACGCTGAATTTAGAAATCCTCATATTCTAAGTGGTATAGAGTTTTGCGACATATCTGGATCACCAAGTAACAATCAATTTATGATTTTTGAATTGGATCCATCAAATGCAATTCCAAGAGCAGAAAACTATTACGTTGGCAATAGACTTATTAAATGTAAATCTGTAGGAGGATTACCTAGATTAAGATTTGATTTATCTGCTTATGGAGATAGAAGAAATTATTTATCACAAGATCATAAATTTAATCTAAAAATTAATGCTCTAGTAGCAGACGAATATAATCCAATCCTAGGAGGTGGTCAAATAGGAGTTTGGATACATACTCAACCAGTTAGTGGATTCCTTTGGACTTGGACTCCTAACAATATGTGGGAAGTTATAAGTGAAAATAGAATCTCTATTGATACTGTTAGAAGTTTATCTCATATTTATACATTTAATATAAATGAACCTCCTTTAGGATCTCAGCTACCTTGTATAGGTAGATATAGTGATACAGCTACTATTGTTAATAATGCTTCGATAACAGGACTATCTAAATCATATTTAGAAACTGTTTCAATAAATTTTGATACTAGAAACTATACAACGGAAAATAATTTCGAGTATCTTAAAGTAATTCCTAAAGATGTTAATATTTCTAAGCTTAAGGAACTAGTTCATACAATAGATACTAATTATATTATTGAAATATTCTTTGTTCCTAATAATGATATCAATAAATATTTATTAATTGATTCAATAGAATTACAAGACCTAACTTTAAGAGACTACGCTGGAATAGGTACTGGATATGGTATAGAGACAAGCGGAGTGCCCCTTAAGAGGTTTGTAAAAGAAGATAAAATTTATTTAAATGAAGAAGAGCTTTTTGATGTTATTAAATTCTTTAATGGATTAATTGGACAAGGGACAGGACAATATGCTACTAACCTAGCTTCTAGAAATGCTATGATAACTTCAGGAACCTTGGAGGTTAGTGGTGGAAGTAGATTAAATTATAGAACTAATCCTGATTGGGTGCCTAATGTTAAAGCAGCCACCTATAATAACTATACAAGTGTGGAGTTTGATAACTAATGAGAGGCGAAGTAGAAATTTGGTCTGGAGAAGAGTTAGTTCTTAATGAACCCAACATGATTGTTGATGGTGCTGGTGAGCTATTGGCGGACATTATGACCGTCTCTAGATCATTGTCAGGTATTAATAATACAGCAACTTCAGCTATACTTGATGCATCTAACTATAGAATTCAGGCAATATCTTTTGGAACTGGTAAAGATGCATATAATGCAAATGCTCATGCTATGGATGCAACCAAGGATTCTTTAATTACTTCATTCTATTCTACAAAAATAGCTACTAGTGGAACAGTTCCTATAATTACTTTTGTATCATCTATAGAAAATTATTCTAATACTGATTTTACTTTAGTAATTCCTCCTAAAGTTGGATTACCAGTATATCCAGATCCAGTTTTAACTGTTCTTGAACCAAATATACAAATGAGTGCTACTGTAGGAGGTATTGCAGTTAGCTCTGTGTTTCCTCCTAATGGACAATTAACTAATTTTATGCCTTCAGCTATTTTTAGTAGCATGATGCAAAATACAGTATTTAGTTCAACAGTATCTGCTGTGGCCGTTGCATCATTACTTGGATGTTTTCCTGATGGTAGTGGATCAATCCCTGCGGCTTCTAGATATTCTAAAGAATATATTAGAAGAGGTAGTCTTACTGAAGTAAATCCTCAAATTAGAGCAGCGGGTATTGAAGTAATAGGTGGTTTTTTTAATGCTGCTAGTTCAATGGATGTATCTGGTTTTGTTAATATGATTATGTCTAGCGTCCCTATAGTAGGTTATCCTATGAGTAGTGTGGCTAGTGGATTATGTCTTTCTGCTAATTCTAACTTTTCTTCAAATGGTATTGTTGAATATTCCGTAGCTTTAGCTTCAGGAGATGTTGGATTTGCAAATATGTACGGTGGTATTTATCATTTAGGATTATGGACTATTGATATGCAAAAAACTCTACAGTCTGGAAATACTCCACCTTTTGCATTTAGACAACTAAATAATCCAAGGAAGTATAAACTATTCTGTAGGAAAGGTCTAAGCAAAAATTTAGGATTCATAGAAGGCTCTAATGCAGATTATTTGAATAGAAATCTAACTATTAAGTGGAGATTAAGATTCTTATGAAAAATTTTGTAGACGATTTAGGAATTAATGGACATCTAACCATCATTAAATTAAATAAGGATGGTTCTCAAGAGGTGTTATTAGACGATCCTAATATAATTGTATCAGGTATGGGTGTTGGACTCTCATATCTATTCACAGGATCTGGTTCCAATAGTATCCTAGATTATCAAATAGATAGATTTCAAATAGGTGTTTCTGGTCCTCCTGCTGGGGGTGTTACTAGTTCAATTTATCAATTGTCAGGACCTTTAACTGCTAATGAATATGGTGCTGGTAGCAATTTATATATTGATGTAAGAAATCAATTAACTAATACAACAACTACATCCTTGGCTGCTGCTTTAATTCCTAAAAGTAAAATAACTAGAATAGGAGACTCTTCAGTAAGATATACTTTAGTTGTTGATGAAGAGGCTTGTAATAACTTAACTAGAAATGGTAATGCAGCAAATATAAATGAGATAGGGATGCTAATGAAAAATCCAACAGGAAATACTTCTATTAGACCTATATTAGTTTGTTATAGAACTTTTAGTAATATACGAAAGACTAGTGATTTTAGTCTCATCTTCAGATGGACCTTGAACTTCTAAAATGCCTTTTAATCCAAACGATATTTATACGAGTAGTGGAAGCGTAAAGCTTTATAATTCTTGGACTCCATATGTATCCAAGTATGATACTAGTTCTTTTTATAACTGGGAGCAGGATAATCTTCCATTATATGATTTAGAAGAAAGAACATATGAACTTTGGGAGCAAGGAGGTTTTGCTACATCCTCGGTTAATGGACTAGCTCTTACAGTTTCTGCTGACGCACCCGATGCCACTTTAGCCGCTAATAGAAATATATTTACCTCTGTTAGTGCTTGTATTGCTGCTATTCCTAAAGTTGTAAGATTCCCCGTACTAATCGAAGTTGCTAACTTTGGTAATATGGGTAACCTAGAATTAAATAACTTCAGAATAGAAGAAGGTGGATCTATTGAGATTATTAATAGATCCTATGGTAGATTTTATTCTGCATCATCTGTTCTTCATACTGTTCTTGCTGGAACGTATAGCACGGGTATTTCATTTGCAAGAGCTGTTAGCTCTTTAGATTTAAGTTCATCATTAATAAATACTTCATGTATAAATATTCAAACTCCTGTTCTTAGTTCTACTAATCCTGTAGATGCAAGATGTAGAGCGGCTATAGGAAATCACATAGTTTATCCTATAAACAATCTAAGAAGAGGTAATTTAACCTGCTCATTATCTAAAAATCAATTTAATTTTGCAACTACTGATCTTAATGCTTTTGGTGGAATTGTTTTTGAAAATGAGACAGTAGATGAGACAATAGCCTCTTTGGATATTAGTTCTACAAATACATTTACTGGAGAAAGATTAAATCGTGAAAATTTAAATACAGCTATTTTTACACAAATGACTGGTAATTTATATTTAAATAGATTAACTAAACTATCAGTTAGGAATTGCACAGGCCCAATCTATATTAGAAACTTCTTAGTAAATTCTACTAATGCAGAAAATTATGGAATAGAAATTGAAAATTCAGAAGTTGTACTAGAAAATTGTGCTTCAGTAAGAAACAAACTTGCTGGATTTAAATTTAATAATTCTAAGGTCACTATTTCTAGATCTGCTTTTGCTTATAGAAATTATAATTTATTAACAACTACCACTAGAGAAGAAGGAACTGGTATAGGCTTTGATATTATTAATAGTGAAGTTTTAGTTAGTTCACTGCCTATAGCTGGAACAGCAACTACAGTAGGAGACACAGGAGCCTCCGCTTGTGACTGCGTGGTTGTCGCTTCTAGAAATGCAATAGGATTTAATTTAGAAAACTCCAAACTAGTTGGAGGTATTGCTAGAACAAGTTTAGCAGAACCTAGAACAGAGAGTATTATTGCTTCAGAATCTAATACATCTAGAGGCATAACTTGTATTAACTCTAATATAAACTTAGGGGGATTAATAGATATTTATGGTAACGATGTTGGAATTGAATTAGATAATTCTTATTTCCAATTTGAACATCTTTGTGTAGAATCAAATCAATCTGAAGGGATTTTAGCTAATAACTCTAAGATTTTATATGATTCTGATGCAAAGTATACTTCTCAATCTGTTAGAAAACAATTAGATATGCTTAAGAATGGTCAGCATATAGTATTAAATAATAATAGTATTTTTGATTTTACTATAGAAGATCATACTCCAGAATTATACGGTAACTCCTTATTTGTTAGCTCTCATGGTGTAAACTTCTTTGACGATTCAAATAGATTTGCATATCCTGCAATAGAAGTTAACCAAAATTCTACATTAAATTTAATTAATCCTGCAATCTATGTAAATTCATTACCCTTAAACATAGCTAATATTCCTAGTTATGGAAGAGCAATAAAAGTTACAAACAATTCAAAAGTTAGTCTATTCGGAACTAAGACAGGATGCAGTCTAGTTTTAGGCCCACCAGAATACACGATGCAACAAAAGATGTGTGGAGTTTACGCTAATAATAACTCTATCGTAAATTTACATGGACCTACTGCAATAGGTCAGTTTGGAGTAGACGTATTAGTTGAAGATAATTCAACTTTAAATATAGAACCTTATAAAAAGAATGATTGTATTTCTTTAGAAGTTAGTGCTTTTGACCTAAGCTCTGGAGAAAATCATACCGCTGTAGAGCTTCATGCTACTAGAGCGTGTCTAGTTGCAAACAAAAATTCAAATATAAATTTAAGAGATTTAGGATCATTTGTATCTAACTGGGATAGAAGTATAACAGGACAAACTTATGTAGACTCAACTGATTATGATACTATTACATATGGCACTTCTGGATTTACTTCGTTCGGATGTTTACAATTCTATCCAAATCCTCAAGAATCTACCATAGTTACTACTAATTCTTTAGATGATATTACAGCGGCTTTAACAGTCAATCCATTTGTAGATAATCCTACATTTAGTGAACAAACAGGAATGTTAAATTTCTTTGTAAAAGACGATCCTTTAGGTGGGGCTCCAGATTACACCGAACGGGCAAAGATTACGCAAGGAGGGGTTTGTGTAAGAGCTACTCAGGATAGTATAGTAAATGTTACTAATGTACACTTCCCACTTGGAAGTAATAATAGTCCACTAGATGCTTTCTATTATAATGCTAGTGGAAATGATTGTTCTAAATTAATGATTTGGAATATTGCAGATACTTCAAAGCTCAATGCAGCTTTACTTTCTGTAAGTGGTATGCACCCTGCTGATACCCAATATCACGGCCCTAGTGCTTTCTGGACTTCATCAATTAATGGTACAAGCGTAACATATGTCCCAGCCTCTGGCGCTCCTTCTAGAACACCTGACACAGGTTCTTTAAGCATATTTGATATGTTTGGTGCTGGTAGTGCTATTTGGGTTGTGCCTTCTGGAGTTTCTGTAAACAGTCCATTTAATTCATTCTATCCTATTTCTGGTGTTGTTAATTCTCAAACAATGCAAGCTTTAGCTGGTAGACAAGTTAATGTTGACGGTAGAACAGCATATGTAATAGGATCCGCTCCTGGAACTAGCAAAAATCAAGGTGTATTCAGAATTTACTGGAGTCCTAAGGCTAGTGCAAGGGTATTACAGATTGATGATGGAGGATACTTTAAGGGATCATATCCTCACTCTGGTCCTGTATTCTCTGGAGTAGTTGGTCCTGCATATCAAATATTTGCACAAGGCTATAATTGCTCTGCACCATTATCTGCTGTTCCAGTTACAGGACAGACTAATGCAAGTTCAGTTTATCCTGATCTGTTAAAACTAAGTTTTGATTCCAATGGAGACGGAGTACCTGATAGATTATGGACTTCTGGATTCTATTATTGTTCAGAAATGCTTGAAGAAAATCCCACTCAATGTATACTAGATGATTCTGCTGGTAAAACCTTTGCTAATGCTCAGAATGCTAGTGTTGGATTAGCTGGAAGACCTAAAAAGGTTACACTATATCAATCTCAGAATTCTAATAGTATAGATAGTGAATCTTATGTTGGAAACACTTCTTCATTAGGCTTTAAGTCCGCTTTAATTTTTGATCTTTCGAGAGATAACTAATGGTTGAAATAACTTACGAAAATAGTCCTTATAGATTTACAGATCCTATTCGCTTATTTAAAGCGAATGATCCTTATTATTTTGAAATTGATAATATACCAATTAAACAACTTCAAGAAAATTGTTTATGGTTAAAAGATCAAATCAGAACATTATCTCAACCAACTCTATCAGCAGTAAAACGTGCTGATTTAGATGAGTTACGTCCATTTGCAAATGGAGGCGACCGAACGATAAGAGTAAACCCTGGAAGATACACAGCTAGAATTAACGATGCTTCTCTAAGAACTCCATTAGCTTATCTTAGAAAAGTAATGGGTGAAGCTGTGGGTGATGTAGATGCTTGGGAAACCGCACTCCCTAATGCAGGAACTTTTGATGAAGATAAAGATTTAAATGGAGCCTTAGAAACTTCTTTAAATAAATTTAAAACAATTATTTCTCAAAATGCTTTAGGAATGAATGGTTTAGTAGAAAGAGCTTTTACTTGGCCTTTAATAAATTCAGACAAACCAATTAATAATACAGGAGCTGTTTCTACTAGCACCACTAATTTATCTTATGGTGGTTCTGATGATAATGATTTAGGTGGTAATGCTAGTTATGCTCCATTCATAGTGGCTCAAGCACTTTTATGGGCAAAGTCTAAAGGTAGTGGAGACGATAGAATTTTACTGTCTACTTATGATACTACTGATGACACCAATGGCTGGGCTAAACTTCCAAAGACTGAAAATTATTTTATAAAAGCTTGGAGAGGTGTTGCTAGACTAGCAATAGTAGACGTTGATCAAGAAATTCAAGTAGAGGTTCCTGTATTTGATCCTAAAGATTTTTCTTATGTAGATGAGGACGGCAACGAGACTGCGGTTAATGGAGTAAAACAAAGAATAGATTTAGTATTTATTTATAGCAAACCAATTGATTTAAGTGCTGTGAATATATTAAATAAAAATGGAAAACAAACAATAACAAAACCTACTTTAGGAATTGTTAAAGGTGCAGGAATAAAAGTTAGATATCAAGAATCAAATGATATAAATAAAGATTACATAGTTCCAACACAAGATTCGATTTTGGCTAATCCAGCAGATCAATTCAATGAAAATATGGGATTTACATCAACATCTTCTAATGATATTGCTGCTGATGTAAGAGGAAGTTTTCCTGCTCCTGATGATATTTTAAATATTGCTCCACTATTATCTGAAAAACTAGAGAATACTGCGTATGAATTGGTAGGTCAATCAATTCTTCCAGTTGCTTATGTTTTTGTTCAAGAAGATTCACAATTAATTCTTCCTTCTGATGTTATAGACATAAGACCTTTCTTTAGAACCGCAGAATTAGCTTATAATGAAAGAGCAGGTATTGCAGCAGCATTTCCCCAACTATCATTAGCTAACCCCGCTGTAGGTAAGGCTCAATTAGATTTGGAAGTAAAGAAATTAAAAGATAGTATTAACTTTAGAATAGATGCTAGTTTATTAGAAGCTGCTCAAGCACAGAGAAGACCTACAGTCGCTGCTGTTGGTTATGTCTTTGGTGGATGGAACTTCGGTCCTGAAGGTGCTTTATATGATTATTATTCCAGAGTTTTAGGAGCACAAAATTTAGATACTACATCCGAAGATATTAAAGACTACATTGTTAAACAATATGGGTATGGAGGATTAAACACTAATATACCAGTTCCAGTATATCCTGACTGGGATAAAGCTCAGTGGTGTGTTGAAGAAGATTTGGACTATAAAGGTTTATATCCAAATGATTATATAAATGTATTCTTAGGAGTAAACACGGGGGATTCTCCATTAGTTGCTGCGAGCTACAAAGATGGAGTCTCTCAAACGGGTGCAAAAATTGAAGGAGGAACTCCTGAAAGAATAGCTAAACTATTAAATGATCCAAAAGCTACTAGACCATTTATATTCTATTATGTTTCTAAGAGAATTAAATTCCAAAGACCTACTTGGTTAGCTGATTATAAAATAGATGTAAATTATGTTAACTGTTTACCCAAGAGTGCTCAAGGAAATGATGAATATAATGGAACTTACTTTGGTCACTGGGTTGAAAAGGGTGACGATTCTTTTACGATATATGTTGCCTTCTATGCTTCTCAACAAAAAGAACCATTTAACGTAGCACCAGGATATGGTATAGATAGTCTTCCTTTCCCAGGACCTTACTTTGCAACAACTTATAAATCAGTAAAAAAGAAAAAAGCTAATAATTTAAAGAAAAAGAAGAGTTTCGTTCCAACTGGAGAACTACAAGTAATTCAAAGAGATGGAGCTAGATTCTCTTCATTCTTAGTTCCAGTATCAGAATTAATGTATTCCAATACAGATCCCATAGGAGATGAACCTTTCTATGGATTCCAAGGTAATCCAAGAGCAGCAATCTGCACATATCCAACTGTGATGTGGTCATTTACAGCAATACCTGTAGGCTCCACTGAATATCTTTATGGAAATTTAAATGCGACTGCACCTGTAATAACTCTAAAGGGAGATTAATTTGGCAGCGGAAAATCCCACATTTGGTTGCGGGGCTTTCCTTCCAGGATATGGTCCCTTCAGCTTTGAAGATTTTGATGATGGATTCTCTGTAGATATTCCAGATGATCCTCCAAATAATGGAGGTCCTTCTACACCTATAGAACCTGATATAGATACAGATTTAGGTACAACAGTTCCAGGTGTACCAAATCCATCTACTCCAGGACTTGGAGACACAACTCCAACACCTCCAACAGGTAGCGGACCTTTAACTGGTGGAACATTTGTGTGTCGATGTAGAGTTGATGGACCTCCTACAATTTCTTACACTTATGTTGGTGGAGATGGTTCTTTAGGGAGTGCAGGAACTATTTACACATATAGATGGAAACAAAAATGTAAATCAGTTAATGTTTCTGATACAAATACGTCAACTAATCAAGTAAACACCTATGTAAATAATATTTTACAAAGTAGACCTCAGTCTAGAGTATTATCTACTCAGGGTGTGGGTGATAAAAACTGTACTCAAAATGGAGCTTGTGGTGGTCCTTGTGAGGATTTAGTAGTAAATATATTTGTTCCAAGAGTTAGAATAATTACTCCTGATGCGCCCATTGGAACTGCGACTGTTACACCCCCTTCTGTCATTCCTGATGGGGGAGGAGGTGGTGGAGGTGGAGGTGGTGGACCTAATATATTCATTGATCAAGTTCCTACACGACCTGCTGGTACTGGATTATCAAATGTTGATACTGGTGGTGGAGGAGGAGGTGGAGGTGGAGGTGGAGGTGATGGTGGAGGTGGGGGTAATGGACCAATAATTATAATTGACCAAGTTACCACGCGACCTGCTGGTGGAGGAGTTACTGGAATTGATACTGGTGGCGGTGGAGGAGGTGGTGGTGGAGGTGGTGGTGGACCTTCTATATTCATTGATCAAGTTCCTACACGACCTGCTGGTGGTGGAGTTACTGGAATTGATACTGGTGGCGGTGGGGGTGGCGGCGGTGGAGGTGGTGGTGGACCTTCTATATTCATTGATCAAGTTCCTACACGACCTGCTGGTGGTGGATTATCGAATGTTGATACTGGTGGTGGTGGAGGTGGTGGACCAACCATTATCATCAATCAAACACCTGTGCGTCCAATTGGTCCTTCAGTTATTGGCGTAAACTCTCCAGCAGAACCTCCTTCTGTGGGAGAAGTAGATACTGAAATTTTAACTAATCAAATAGAATCTGCGGAAGCTGAATCTTCAATTGAGTTTTTCAATGGATTAAATGCAAATTTAATGGATTTAACAAATTCAAAAGTTGTTAATTATTTAATTTCAAATAATCCCACAGGGCTTCAGCCTTTAGGTGCTGCCATAATAACAGATTATAGAAAACCAAGATATGTTAAAAATGATGTAGGATTTTCCGATATTTTTGCAGATGTAATTGATTCCAATGTTTATTATGTTTTAAAAAATTACACAAATGCATTTGAAAAGTGGGATAGTAGTTATACCGCAGGAGTAACACCTATAGCAGTATACAATAGTTTAAATCCTGAAACTAGAAATATATTATCTCAAATAAAGAATTTTGATGGGACAAAACTAAGTATAAATCAAATATTTGAAATAGTAGGAACAAGAGTTTTAGATGGTACTATAAGAACCTTAACTAAGTCTATCCTTCGTAAATTTTTAGAATATTCACAATCTACTACAATTTTAGAAATAAAAAGAAATGAATCAAATCTTATTAATGAGATATTTGCATCATTCCTAATAGATAAATTTAAATTTCCATTAGATAGATCTAAAGTTAATGGTGTCATGAAACAGCTATTACCTAATTGGAAAACTTTATCATCTGATATTGATAGATATATTGAATTAAATGTTGATGGAGAATTAAAAAGATATTATGTAAATGATGATGATACTTTTGTAGATAGAAGCACTTTATCCCTAAAGGATGGTGAATATTTTGATGTAAGAGTATCTGGAAAAGTTCAAAGACTCTATGCTAAATCAGAAAAGGATCATGCTTATTTAATTCCTGAGAATGTTAGACATAGTATTATTTCTTTATTAGGTGGAGATTCATCAAGAACTCTACAAGTTAGTGCCAGCCTATCTTCTACCATTGAATTTAATTATTCACTATCAGCACCTAGACAAAACTTTTATTTCCTTAGTTGCGTTTTAAGTTCAATTAACTCTTCTCCAGTTGAAGGTGTCTTATTACAAAAAACCTCTGCCGTATACAAACTAGCTGAAGCGTCATCTGTAGAAGGACTTAGTGCTATTAATGCTTATATTAAATACAAAGCTAATCATAGAGTTTTTGTTCTAGATGATGAAGATATTATGTTGGATTACATAGAACAAACATCTTCAGTTACATTATCTCAAATGGATGTTATTTCTGATTCTCCAAAAGAAAATAAAGCAGTACCAATACTTACTAGACAAATACCTTGGTACATAATCATATATCCTACCAATAGACCTGATTTTAATATATTTAACTCTATATCAAAAATTGATTCCATGCAAACGTCAGGAGCAGTATCAAGATCTTTAAAGTTTAAAACAGCGTTATCTCCACAGTTAAATACAACAAATGGAAGTTTATTTGTAAAAAAAGAACTTGAAGGTATAAATTCACAAAATGTTTATCAAGAGACTGGTAATCAATTTAGATTCTATAAAATTGATCCAGAAGCAGATATTTATAAAAAAGGATATGAGGACTCTGACGGAAATAAGTTAGAAGCTAAACAAGCTGTTAGAACTAGGCAAAAGTCTGGGTTTAGAATAGTTAAAGAAATTATTACAGAATTAGATAACAACTATTTACTAGATTTAAATGGATTGGGAAAAAACATAACAGAATTTGATGCGTTTAGTAGATTAAAGTTTACTGAGTTTAATAGATTGTTAGGACAAGAAAACTTTAGGTTAATTCGCAGTCAATTAAGAAAAGGTATCATAAATGACGTAAAGGTAATCCCAGTTATTAATAGAACTAGTAAAAATGTTACATTTAATAATACTCAAATTATTCAGAAAAAGACTGTAGCTCCCGCTGATGAGTTTGAAATAATCAAAGAATCTGGAATTTAGCAACATTTTTAAAATAAAAATACATATTTTTTATAAGATCACTAGATAAAGTAAGAGATGTAAATCTTTATTTAATAAAAAAGGAAAGTATTATGGATCACGTTAGACTTAGCGACGAACTTCGTCAAAAACTTATTGAATCAGCCGCTTGGGGCAAGGTTGGTGTTGATACTCGGTTAGACGAGTCAGCCTCAAAAAAGGTCATAGAAGAAAAGAAACATTCTGATGAAGCTGAAGATACAAAGCTTATAAAGAAGGTAATGAAGAAAGAAGAAAAGAAAGAGCACAAGAAGGGTAAGGGTAAAGCCGACAAGGATTGTGCTGTAATGGATTCTACAGAGGCGCAGGACGGCGATGACGCTGAAGGACTCGAAGAGAATGTTCACGTTTGCCCCTTATGCACTTCACAGCTAGAAGAAGCTCTAGAGGAGGAGCGTCTCCTTGAGCACCTCGATGTAATCATGGGTCTAGTTGAGCGTCTAAGCCAACTAAACGAAGGTGAAGAGGATGTCGAAGCTGTAATTGATCAAACGATCAAAGAGATTCTTCTCCAAGATGATACCGAAACTCTAGACGAAGACGAAGAAGTAGTCGAAGAAGAGTGAGGAAAGGGAGTATCTGCTCATGAAGGGAAGTATAGGAGACTTCGCAGAAAGACTCATACAAGAAAGTGTGAGTAATATAAAGAGTGGTAAGGAGCTACCTCAAACCACTTCTAAAAAACAGGACGCTATTCCAGCAGGTATAGACGTTTCTAAAGTAAAAGTTCCTGATTCTTTCATGAAGCAAATATTAGGGGAGCAGTTTACTCCTCAAGATGCAAAACCTGTTGATATGATACCCGAGCTTGTTTGGGCTGAAAATAAACCCGAAGAGGAGCCTATGAAAAACCCACAGTTAATGACTGAGGAAACAGCACAAGAATTAGTTCCTCTTTTACAGCAAGTTATAGGGCTTTTACAAGAGATGACTACAACTGGTAGTGTTGGAATTAATTTAGCTGGCCCTACTAAACAAAAGAATATTCCTTTTGAAAAAATAGAAGCCAATTATGGTTATAAAAAATCTACACCAGCACCTAAGACTCGTTCTCAAATTTTAAAAGCATCAATAAAATCTAGACTAAAGAAATGAAAATAACAGAAGCCATTGATAATATTAACGAAGCGCGAGGCTCTAAATCTGGTAGAGAAGTCTACGGATCTAAAGAAGGAACCAAGCGTAATGTTAAGAAAGCATTCAAAGGCAGAGTTGTAACATTTGATAGTATTAGAGACGCTTTGAATGATGGTAAATATGGACAAATATTTACTACAAAAGCAGCAGGTCGTTTATATGTAATCTCAAAAGGAAAATGGGGAGCTAAGAGCGGACGAGGTAAAATCGCAAAAGGATTTACACCAGGAAGCTCAACACCTTCTTCTGGTTGGGATAGCATAAAGAAACACGCTGCAAGAACAACTCTACGTTATGGTGGAGGCTCCGATAAATTAGCTCAAAAATATGGAAGTAGATCTATCAAGAAAGAGCGAGGTCTAAAGTATAAATAATGCAGTTACTACAAGATGTATTCATAATAGAAAAACTTCAAGTTCTTAACGAGGGAGCAGCTAAAGACACCATGAGAATTCGTGGCGTATTTGGTCGCTGTAACGAAAAGAATAATAATGGACGTATATATCCTACGTCTGTTTTAGAAAGCCAACTAAAGAAAGTTCAACCTTTAATTCAAGAGCGTAGACTTTGTGGTGAATTAGATCACCCATCAAATGATACCGTAAAACTTTCCAATGCTTCACACTTAATTACGAAGCTTGAAATAAAAGGTAATGAACTCATAGGTGAAGCAGAGATCCTCAAGACTCCTGCTGGTTTAACTGCAAAGGCTTTAATAGATGGCGGCGTTCGTATTGGTATTTCTTCCCGTGGTATGGGTACACTCTCTGAAGATGCCCAAGGTAATAAAATCGTTAATGAAGATTTCAGATTAGTTACGTTTGATCTTGTAGCTGATCCATCTACAAGGGGAGCGTTCCCATCATTAGCTGAGTCTACTCAATCACGTTTTGTAAGAGAGTCTCAAACCAAGTTACAAAAAGAAAGTAACTTTGTAACTTTGCTTAGATCAAAGTTGAGAGAAGAATATGCTTTAGTATTAACTGAGAAAGGTCCTCGACCCCCACCTCCACCTCCATCTCCATCTCCATCTCCACTTCCACCACAACAACCATCACCTTCTGGACCACCTTCTGGACCAGATGATGCTGATCCAGAAGAAGAACAATTCCAGAAATATATGAGTAGATATCAAGCTATGGCTATGGCTCAACCACAACCTTCTACTGGAAATATATTTAAAGATTACATAGCAAGATATCATCAGCAAAAAAGTATTGAGAATTTAGCTCAAGCTAGAGCTAGAGGAGAAGGGCAAGCTCAGAAAATTAAACTACAAAATGCTGAAAGAGCCAAGCGAAGAGCGGCTGCTGGTGCTGCTGGTGCTCCAACTTTAGCCCGTGACTGGCTTAATTGGAGAAAAGCTAAAGTAGGAATAGGAAGAGGAATAGCTCACCTTACTGGAAAACCTCTTACAACATCAACAGAATATGCTCGTATAGGTAAGATATTAGCAGAAGCTTTGTTTACCAAGATAGGTAAAGGTAAATTTGGTATGGTGTCAACTCCAAAAAAAGCAGGAGGTAAGGCATCAGTATTCCGTAGTCCAACAGGAAAAGAAGGCGAAGAAAAGGTATTAACAACGAGTGCTAGAGTAGTTAAAACTTCTACAAAGCGTGCTGATCAATGGGAGAAAGCTGCTAAGAAAAGAGAAGGCGAAAAAGACTAATTATGAACAATACTTATAAAAATATAGGCTTAATTATAGCCGAGGCTTTAAATTTAGTTGAAAAAAATTACTCAGTAGATCCTGATGATAAATATAAGGAACAACAAAATGTTCATGGACGCTCCAGAAAATCTAGATTTGAGACTCGCGGGGGAAAAGAATATGCTATGGACTACGATGAAGATCCAAATGCTCCTAAAGGAACTATTAAAATTCGCAGACGTACAATAACGGCACATAGACCTACTGGATCTAAAGAACCTTTTACCCCAGTAAAACCTAAATCAGAACGCAAAAAGTCCACATAACAACGCATACATTTTTTAAAAAAACTTATTTTTTTAAAGAATCATTAATAGATATATTTAACCTAGGAGATTATTCATGAATAAATTAAAGAATATTGCTGATATTCTTCCCGAAGGACTTGATCAGTCTACTGTTGAAGCTATTTTCCGATTAGTAGACAATACAATAAATGATCAGGTTAATGAGAAGATTGGTTTACTTGAGGCAAAAGTTAGTGCCTATCTAAGAACCAAAGTTGATCAGCTAAAAGAACAAGCTCTTACTGAGCTAAGTGAAGAGAACGAAGTATTCCGTAATGCTCGCCTCTTTGAATCGGTAAGAACTTTAATGGCTCTAGAACTTAGTGATGCTGATGAAACAAATGCTCTTTCTGAGATGACCGAACAACACGGAGAACTTCAGGAAGAGTTTGACGTTTTAACTGAACAAGTTAATAAACTTGTCATTGAAAACGAAAAGCTTCAAGGCACTATTAAGGTTCTCAAGGATAAAGTTTCCCTAACGGAGGGTACTGTTGAGAAACTCAAGGGTCAAAAAGCACAACTTCTCGAAGAAGTTGAGAATCTTGTGGCTGCTAAGGATGAGGCTTTTAAGTCCTCTGAACAAGCAGTGGTGGTATCCAAAGCGGATAAAGTTATCACCGAAGAAAAGGTAAATTTAAGAAATAATACCTTTTTAACTGATGAGGTCATGAAGTTCATGCCCTTCTCCCCAAAAAATTAAGGGATTATAGATTATGGATATAATGCATCGTACTGATGATACGTTGGTCCAGAAGTGGGAGCCTGTCCTTGAGGGCATCGGCAACGAGTACACTCGTCGTGTAACGGCTCAACTTCTTGAGAACCAAGCAAGAGCAATTGTTCAAGAGCGAATTAACGAAGATATTACAACAAACACCACCACAACTGGTCAACTTGGCGTCTTCCAAAAGTTTGCTTTCCCTCTAGTTCGTAGAGTTTACCCCGAGCTAATCGCTAACAAGATCGTTGGTGTTCAGCCTATGCAGGGACCTGTTTCGCAAGTCTTCTACTTAGGTAACACCCGCGCTATTGGTGGCTCTCGTCAAACGGTTTACAGCAAGTTTAACCTAACTTATAAGGGTGGTGCTGCATATCCAATAGGATCACTTCAGCATAATGCTATTGGAGCAGCCCTTAGTCAAGGTACATATAGAACTGCGGCAGGAGCATTAGCTCTTTCTGGTCCAGGTCTAGACGGTGATTTTGCTTCCAACGGGTTTGACGTATCAAACGTCCTAAACACTCTAAGCGGTTCTACGCAACTAGTAGGTGCGGGCGCTCCTTCGGGTACATTTGGTGGTCAAATTGCTGCTTGGCCTAACGTAAGCGCAATTTATGGATACTCATTATCAGCAGGTGAGCGTCTAACTGGAACAGGCATCCCTGAGATGACATTCCACATCGAGCAAGAGGCAGTTGTGGCAAATACTCGTAAGATGCGTGCATTGTGGACTCTTGAAGCTTCGCAAGATCTCAAGGCTTATCACAATCTCGATCTAGAGCGTGAACTAACTGAACTTCTCTCAAAGGAACTTCAACTTGAAATAGACCGAGAACTCATAGAAGATCTTCGCATGATCGCTTATGGGTTCCGTAACCGTACTTTAGGTGGTGTAAACCAAAACCTAATGGATAACGATTATGTTTCACTAGGAGGATTCCCTGGTGTTAAGTCTAACCATGTTGTAGAGGATTTTGTTCCACAACAGTTTACCTACGACTTTAACGGTGGGGAAGGTACTGGAACAGCTAAAGAATATGGTGGAGTTCTTACCTCATCAGGATCAAACGTCTTTATTATAGACTTTGGTCAACAATCATTAAGTATGTATCCTCGCCACGTTGGTGAAGTTTATGCAAACCTCCTAGCACTAATCAACTTAGCTGCTCAGGACATTCACCGTACCACAATGCGGGGTCCTGGTAACTGGCTACTAACCTCACCACTAGTTGCATCGCTCCTCGAAAGTGCTGCCAAGCTAGAAGGTGGTATCGCCCGCGAAGATGGTCCAACAAACATGGGTGCCAACAGCATTCAGTTCAAGGGCAAGTTCATGGGTCGCTACGATCTCTATGTTGATCCCATGTTCCCACAAGACGAAATTCTTGTAGGCTATAAGGGTTCAAATGCTATGGACTCTGGATTCATCTACGCTCCATACATCCCACTACAACAGTTACCAACAATCACTGATCCTGAATCTTTCCAACCAAGAAAGGGTATTCTCACCCGCTATGGTAAGGTTCAGATTCAGCCCTACAACAGATTCTATAGAATGATCAGAATCGTTGGCCCAACGGCTAACTACCTCTTCACACCATTTGCTAGAAATACTCAGACACTAAATAACACTAACTTCGGTTACTAGTAACTGAATAGGTATTAATTAAAAGGGTCGGAGGATTTTTTATCCTCCGACCCTCTATCGTTCCTATATAATTGAGAGGCTTATGTATAAGTATATAAGTAAATGCAGATGTAATATGCTGCTTTATGTGGATGGGAATATAATAGAAATACGCCCTTCTGAATTATTTGAGTCTAAAGCTCTAATGGATTCTAGATACTTAGAGCTAATCGAAGAGCCTAAACAAGAAGAACCTGAAATAAAGAAGAAGAAATAATATGGTAGTAAAAGTAGATCCAATGTTACTATATTATGGAGATACATTCGGAACCTATGCTGGTAGAAACTTAGGTGATACCGATATTTACTCCACGGCTATTGATTCTTCTAAATTAAACACAGGTACTTTTGAAGATGGTATTGAATTAAATAACTTTGAAAAGACTATAAAAGATTTTATATTAGCTCGTTTAGGTTATCCTGTTGTAAGAGTTGAGTTAACAGACTTCCAAATTAAGACCGCTATAGATGAAGCCATAACAAATCTAGACTATCATGCTCCATTCTGGACTACTCAAATGGCTGCATTTGATACAATAGCGGATGTTAATATGTATATGCTTCCAACCCATATTGCTTATAATTTAAGCTACTGTGTATACAAAAAATCATTATTAAGTTTCCAAAATATGGCTGGGACACTTGAGTTTGATTTCTTCATTAAATATTTCCAAGATAACTTTTTAATGTCTAATTTTAATGTTTCTGATTTCTATTTAATGCAAATGAATTTAGAAATGATCAGAAAGGTATTGAGTCAAGAAGGTTCTTGGGATATAATAAATGGTAATATTCTACAACTATACCCTGCTCCAGCAGTGAATGGTGAGACAGTTATCGTAGTTTATAGAGGGTTAGATACAGCTACGATGCATCCTTACTATAAAAACTGGATTCAAAGATTCGCTCTTGCTGTTGCTAAGGGTATCCTTGGCGAAATAAGAGGAAAGTATTCTTCACTCCCATCTCCTGGGGGTGGAGCTACATTAAACGGTAAAGACTTGCTTTCAGCAAGCCAGCAGGAGAAAGAAAAACTTAAAGAGGAGCTACTATATGAAATAGAAGAGCCTCCAGTATTTACATTATTCTAAAGGACTATTATGAAAAATCAAAAAGGAAAAAAGGATTTAGCAGGATTATACCCACCATACGATAAGATTACCAGAGGTGATGTTATTGCTGGAAGAATTGGGAAAAAGAAAAAGATGCAGGATTGGACAGTTTATCATCAACTAGGTATTCACTTAGCGGAAGCTTTGGGGGTGGTTGCAGAACAGAAGGAACACCCTGATAAAGAAGAAGCTGAACGCTTTTCAAAAATGAGCGATAAGCAACTAAAGGAGCGTCCTGGAAAAGTTGATAATATGTCAGGAATAAAAGCTGCTGCAAAAAGAGCAGCAGCAAGAGGAGCTAAAAATGTTCCTCAATCAAAAAGACCTTACTAAGGTATGAGTTTATTTATAAATAAAATAAAACAAATTCTTGTAGAAACAAGATCAAAAGCATTAAAAAGATCTTTATCTAAAAGAATGCAGAGATTTACGGGACCTTCTGGACAAACTGAAAAACACACAGTTGTTCAAGGTTCTAAAGGTAGCCACGAAGAAAGACGCAAGCGTAGAGAGAAAACCAATCCTACAATTAGTAATCCCAAGTCTACAGTAGAAGTTGATTGATGACAAAAAAGAACTTTAAAGTAACTACTAAGTTACCCCAGCTACCTGACGTATCAGAAGGTGAAAGCCTTTTGAATATGTTTGATCAGGAAAATCCTGATATTAACTTATTCAATCTTGTAGATGATGAATTAATAAGATTGGCTGGTAGCAAGTTCTATTTTTATAAATACCATCAGACAGATGATTATGATCCTGTATACATGGAGTCTAGAAACAAACCAGTATCTAAAACTCCAATAGTAGTTCATGGTCACTATGATCCTGTTTCTATGGCAGAAGAATTATCTCAATTTGGATTAGAACTTACTAATGATCAATTGTTTACTTTCAATAAAAGTTACATTGAAAAAAAGCTTGGTCGTTCAGTAATTCCAGGTGATGTTATCAAACCATTTTTTCAAAATCAAAAGTATGAAATATACCAAGTTGTGGAAGATGGTTTTGAGTCATATGGAGTTTACCATTTAGTATGCTCTGCTAAACTACTAAGAGATAACTCTGATGTTCAAGATACCCCACTCACTCAAACTAGAGACACTGTAGGTGGAGTTGTATTTAAATTAAACAATGACTAATTATCCAATAAATACAACGATTGAAATTGTCAAGGATTGGCAAACCTCTTCGTATTCAAATAACTCTAGGTATGCTACTCTTGAAGATACTATTAAAAAACGTCTTCAAGAAATGACAAGAGAGAAGCATAATATATCCTTTTTATACAAGGAATGCTTAAGAGCTATGCTTCACTGCTTTAGTGATATTGGATATTACGATTCTGAAGATAAGTTTATAGAAGTTAAATGTATTCATGCTAACGCTGAACGAGCTATAGCAAAAATAACTCAAGAAGAAAATATAATTCTTCCAATAGTTTCTGTAGCACAAACAGTATCAGAAAATGATAATAACAGACAAAAGTATGAAAGTGTGTTGGTACATGAAAAAAAGTGGGATGAACAAAAAAATAGAGCTACAAGGATAGTCAGTTTATCCCCAAGAGCTATTAATATAAAATACCAAGTTAATCTTTGGTGTAAATACTTAGCAGATATGGATCAAATTTTAGAACAAATAAGACTAAAATTTAATCCAGAATTAGTTGTTCCAACTACATTCTCAACCGTAGCTAAGGCTTCATTAGATACAGAAGAAATTATAGGTGGATCTACAGCTAGGGATAAGGAGGATAGAATTTTACAAAAAACTTTAAACATAGTATTAAGAACATATATTCCAAGTCCTAAGTTTTTAATTACATCTACGGGTATGATTCAAGAAATAAAATCAGAAATTCAAATAGGAAGCTAGTATGCCTTTTGCGTCACAGGGAGCGCCAGTCACGGCACAGTGTGGGGATATTTTAACTCCTGGAAGTTTGAGAGTTAGGGTGGGAGGTCTTGGGTTATGTAGATTGTATATAGATGGAGTTCCCATAGCTCTTCCTCCAGTACCTATTATTACTTCTCCAGAAACTACGCTAGTAAGAAGAGTGTTAGTAGAAGGAGTTCCATCTGCTGTGGTAGGTGATGAAGTAGCATTTCACCTTCTTAGCCCAACGGGACTTGGGCATGGTCCTGTACCTTCACCCATCCCTACAAAAATATTACCAACACAAACTAGAGTTAATATTGGATAAAATATTATCAAAAAAAGTTAGTACCTTTAGTACATACATTTAGAGGATTAAGTTATGAAGACCGTTAAAAATGATAGTTTACAAACATTCAATGTGTTTTTTAATACAGAAAAAGGATGTTTGGAGAAAAGTTTAAAACCAGGTGAGAGTATAGTTGTTCCAGATACATATATCACAGAACAAATTAAAATACTACATAGACGTAAAATTTTTAAGATATCAAAGGCTTAGGAGATAAAGTATGCCAAATTATGTAAGTCCAGGTGTATACACCATAGAGAAAGATATATCCGATTACACACCTTCTATCAATACTTCGGTAGTTGGAATTGTAGGTTTTGCATCTAAAGGACCTACTAACAAAGCTACTTTAATTACTAGTCAGAATCAACTAGTTAATACATTCGGACCTCCATCTGAAAATATTACAGGACAAGGTTTAGAGGGTGCTTTAGAAATTCTAGAGCAAACTAATAGCCTTTACTTTGTTAGAGCAGCAGACGAAGCTACGGCTAATGAAGCTTCTGCGGTATTAGCAATAGGAACTTGCCCCGCAATCATAGTTTCTGGATCTCAAAATATGGCAGGAATGGTTAATGGATTTGGTGTTGGTAGATCTTTAACTTTAAGAATTCAAGTTTATAATAACTTAGGAGTCGCTCAATTTACTCAAAATGGTGGAGCAGGAAAAGACTTCGTAATACCTGCTGGAACTTCAACATTCCAATCAGAAGCTTTAAGAAAAATAATTGGTGGATCTTTAGATTATGATAAAGTAGGAGTTTTTGCCGAAGGAGATGATGATCCTGAAAACCTAAGCACCTTAGCGTTATCTGGTTATATTGTTGGATCATTTGCAGGTTCTGGTGCTTATATACAAGCTAGTGCCTGTACTGGAACTACCTTTGATCCTGTAAATGGTATTAATGCTTTAAGAGCAGTATGGACACCTAGTGCTGGAGTTGGAAATACTTATGGAGCTTCAGGTGTTTATTTATCAGCAGTCACTGCTTATGGTTTAACATTCGTAACAACAGGAACAAACTCTGTAGGATATGTTGTTGAGAGTTTATATCCAGGAACAGGGTATAATGGAGGTGCTACCACTTTCGGAACCACTAGTGGTAACTCAGTAACTCTAGAATCTTTAGGATCTAAGAACTTCTCATTAATAGTTAATCAAGATGGAACTGCGGCTGAGACTTATAAAGTTAGCTTTGTTGGTTCTGGAAACTTCATAGAGAATATAATAAACACAGGTAGCACTGATCCTGTTTCTGATGTTATTAAAGGTAATATTTATGTTGGTGGTGCCGATGCTGCTGTAAATCCATTATCTAACTTTATTGGATCTCAACAAACCATGTTGGGAGGTACTGGAATTACTTATATATCAATAGGACAAGATGATGTAACATACACTGCTACAACTAACAGAGCTAGACTACTAAAGCTAGTAGAAACTACTGCTACAAATTTAGCAAATGGAACTGATGGCATGGGAGCAACCACAAATGCTGCTGCTGATGCCTTAATTGGAGATGCCGCTGCTGAACCAAAGACTGGTATGCAAGCTCTAGATGATAGAACTTTAAATATTGGTATAGCATTAGTTCCTGGAGTTCATACTCAATCAGTTCAGAATGCTCTAATAACTTTGGCTGAACAGACTCAAGACTTCCTAGCAGTTTTATCTCCTCCATATGCAGTAGGTACAACTCAAGATGCGATAGATTGGACAAATGGTAAGTCCTCTACAACATCAAACTCAAGAACCGCTGCTATAAATAGCTCCTATGCTGCTGTATACTGGCCTTGGGTTAAGGTTTTCTCAACCTTTGACGGTATAGATCGTTGGTATGATCCAGCTATCTTTGCTGCTCGTCAAATGGCTTATACTGATGCAGTAGACGATAGCTGGTTTGCACCCGCAGGATTCCGCAGAGGTCGTTTAACGAAGCCAACTGATGTTGAAGTTAAACTTAATCAAGGTGATAGAGATAGCCTTTACAGTGGTGGTAATATAGTTAACCCCATAGTATCATTCCCACAACAAGGCATAACAATCTTCGGTCAAAGAACTACTCAAAGAAGCCCAACTGCTCTTGATAGAGTTAATGTTCGTAGACTAATGATTTACATCAGAAAGATTATTCTACTATCTACTCAAAGATTTGTATTTGAACCAAACGATATCTTTACTTGGAGACAAGTTGAGGGGGTTCTCAATCCACTTCTAGACGATATTCGTAGAAGAAGAGGTATAACAGAGTTCCGAGTTGTTTGTGATGAAACCACTAACACTCCATTAAGAGTTGATCGTAACGAAATGTGGACAAAGGTTTTAATTAAACCCACAAAGACTGCTGAAGTCCTCATCTTTGAAATTAACCTAACTAATCAGTCTGCTCAGTTAGGCACTCTATAAGGAATAAATTAAATGCCACTACAAGAAAGCTTTTATAAAGAACGATATGATAGAACATTCTCTCCAGGAAGAGAATTACCAACAATCTCAACTGATCTTGATTCAGTAAGAGCTTATCAATTCGAGATCAGATTTAGAGGTCTTCCAGCAGCGGTAGGTAACTCGGATGAACTTACTCTTGCGGCTAAAAAGATCAGTGGTCTTGAAATTGCTAATGAAGCTATAGTAGTTGATAGAGTTAATGATAAGGTACACTATCCAGGAAAATCTACTCCAAAAGATCTTGTAGTAGAATTTGACAACTTATATTTACACGAAACTGCTTCTACTTTATGGAGATATTTTAAAACTGTTTATGATCCAATAACAGGAGAGATGACTCCAAACGCTGGTCCTAATGGTCCTGCTAATGGTTTCTTTAAAGCTAACGTAGCAGAAATAGTTATGTTAGATAATAAAATGAAACCAATTTCTGTTATAGAACTTTATGGAGTTTACCCTACAAGTTGGGGGGCTTCTGAATTTAACTATTCAACAAATATGTTCCATACGCTTACTGTAAACTTCAAGTTCGATTTCATGAATGTTTACAACTATAGCAATCCAACATAATTAAATTTGTAATGTGAACTAAAGCCCAGCCTGTATTAACTGCGGGTTGGGCTATTCTTCTTATCTATAATGTATCATGGATTACTTCTCAGAATTACTAGACAGTTATAAGAAGCTAAAAAAGCGCACATTTAAAATTACTTTTATTAATGAACAAGCATTTGATAGCGACCCAAACTTTACTCAATTAAAACAAGTATTACTACAGGCTCCAGTTGGTGGTGGTTATGTAAATATAAATTATCCTGGTCTAGAAAAATATACATATAGAAAAAATAAAGATAATAGTGTAAGTATTCAAATTGGACCAAAAACTTTTACAATATTTGATGGTCAAGGAAATATTGCTACTCTTAATGCAAAAAAAGAACCATTAGATAAGAATGCACAAGATAAAGCAATTCAGACTTTGCTTGATGCTATGAGTGGTAAGGGTGTTGAAGAAAAGCCTGAGGATACAAAACAAGAAGAACAGCCACAAACTCCCGAGGAACAAATGGCTGCTCAAGCTGCTGCTATACAAGCACAGACTCCAGGAAATGGATTAACTATGATTGGAGCCAGTCCTGGATCTTTAGAAAATATAAGTAACTCAGCTAGGTATATTGAGGGGATGGCTGCGACTGAGTGGTACAAAGCTGAAGTTGCTACATCTATTGGTGGTAGAGGTGGCGTAGAAAGATTAGCTAGAAATGCACAAGCATTCACTAACCCATTAAGCACCAGAAGTTTTGAATATAAATTAACCAGAGGAGCTTCTATATCCTTAAACGATCAAGGAGACTTCTCTGAACAGCCTATGAGTCCAGCGTTAATTTATGAAGCAACTAGATCCAATGATTTATTAATGTCTTTCTTAGAAGATAATATATCTGAAGAAAAATGTAAATCAATAAAATATAGAGTTGGTATGTATGATAAATCAGACTCTAACAAATTAGTTTTTTTTGGTGGAAATACAAACGAGGGTGTTGTTGTTGCTGCAAACCCTATACAAAAAATTGCAATACAAAGAATGCAACAAAACTGTGAAGGTGCTTCTTTAGAAATTGTAAAAGTAGGACAAGTTAAGGAAAAATTCTTAAATGATTTAAGAGGTAAATTAGCAGAACATATATTAATGTTTATCTCAGAGATGAGAAATCCTGAAACTAAAGAGGCTGGTCGTAAAAAATTCTTAGACTATTTATTTACTAGAAGAAGACAGTATTTAAAAGCGGCTCAATTCTTTGCTGAACGAATTGAGACGGGGGCACTTGATTTAGATTCGGCGGGATTTGGTGAAGCCTCTAAAGAACTATCTGAGGTTTTTGGTAATGGAACAGCAATAAAAGGTTTATTATCAGTCATTGGTAAATCAATGATTAGAATTTATAACGAAGCAAAACCTGATGGGGTTCGTCACATCGGCAAACAAATATCAACTGGTGGAGAAGATACAGATACTGGAACTAAAGGTGATGTTGTATTTCAATACTCAGATCAAGCTAAAGCAAATGCTTTTGCACAAAGGACTGGTGCTATCCCAGTACTTAATCCAGAGACTGGGCGATACGAGGTTTCAATCAGCCAAAAGTTTTTACAAAAGATAGATGATAGTAATGTTGGTGAAATTAAAGGTTCACATAGAATGCTCGGTCACTTTACTGGACAAATTCAGGGATCATTAAATTTATTACCAAAGATTGATAGTAAACTTTTCAGTGATAAAACAGAGTCTGATGCAAGTAAAAAACTATTTATAGATGTTGAAAGTTCCATCCAAAAAACAATAGAAAGTTTACAAAATGATCAGATGTTTAAGGATGCTACTGGTAAACTAAGAATTCAAACTGCTGAAAGAGTATGCAAAGATATTGTAAAGCTTTTAAAAGAAAAATTACCATTTGAAATAGATGATTCAGAACTAGCTGGAACAATAGATGCTAAGTATGAGCACGAAGAAAACAGACAAAGGATTGCTGAATATCTTTCTAGAAGATTAAGAATTCAAAAATACTCTGAATTAACTAATGGATCAGATAAAGCTACGGCTTTATTAGCCTCTAAAACATTAATAAGAATGTCAGCAATAACTGGATATTCCAAAGATGATGCAGTTACATTCTTAGCAACCGAGCGTGGTGATTTAATATCATTTAAAACTAATGATGTTTATAATGAATTATTTGAATCAATGAGAGATGGAACTTTTGATCCTACAAGTATAGAGTATACTAAAGCAGGTATAAAATTTAGCACACCATCAAAAGCTGGTGAGACTCCTAGACAATTAAATTTAAAAACTGAAGGTTTAGATGATTCTGAAGTAGGAAGAACTACTAAATTTGTTACTAAGATTTCTAAGGCCACTATGCTTTCCATGAATAGATTAACTCAAAGAGAAGATGTTCCTCAAGAAGTTAATGCTGAAACTTTATACAAGTTTATGCGTGGTCAGATGGATTTACTAGAAACACTTCTTAAAGTAACCAGATAGAATCTGATTCAGCTAAGATCTCATCAAATAAATACATTCTATAATACTTTTCTTCTTTATGTAGTTCAACGTAGTTATTAGATTTATACCCTACATCATAGGGGACTACAGCTAAAGTTGGTTGTCTATCTTGTTTGAAAATTATTAATGGTAACTTGTGAGCTTTATCAGAATCTTTTTGACATTGTTCAATAAAATTCCAAAGCTCAGAGCTATTATTTAATAAGCTATTTAAACTTTCTTTATTATATCCTTTTTTACATTCGATACAATATTTAAAGTTTCTAGGTGTGATCAAATCTCCATGAATCTTTAAGTGATCTGGAAGTTTATGGGTGCTTGCGAAGGCACCCGATCCAGGAGTTCTTGAAAATTCTGTAGTTTTGAATCTATCATTTAGTTGAGCCGCGATGGTTCGTTCAAAAGATGACCCCTTTGTACGGCTGTTAATTTTCTTTTTCTTTTTAAGATTAGAAATATCGTAATTATCTTCCATAGTACACTATAATAGTCCAATGGATTCTAAACAAACCAATAATATTAAGTTAGACATAAACCAATGGAAAGTTCGTATTGACGAACGGAGTAGAGATAGAATGAAACTTCAAGTTAAACTTTCAAAAGACGAAGCGACTGCATTTAAGAACTTTGCGGATGTGTGTAAGCCTCTAGAGGTGAGCATGGATGATTTCGTAAAGACTATTTTCCTCACAGGAGTTGAGGCTCTTAACAAGCAACTTGCGGAACTCGTTCGTAAGTATGCTGTTGAGAATAAGGAAGAACTTGCCTCTTCGGGTATTACCGTTATCGAAGATGAGCAAGGTGGCATTCGTTTGGAAGACGGTGAGGGCATTCTTAATAAGCCACTCTGATGTATAAATTAAATTTTCTTTCAAAAGAAAACGATTTAAATAAGATAATCAAAAACCATAAGCGGGAGCAGTCAGACTTCAATATCCTATTTATATCTTTATGGGATGATTACTGCTCTAGCTTAGTGGATAAGCTCAAGGAGACTTATTCTACTGTAGAGAATGGAAAGCCCCTCTACATAGTGGACAGCTTCTATATGCCCCACAGCTTTGTTATTTATAATACTAACAAGGTTCCGCACTTAGTTAGCTTAAGTGCTAAAGGTGTATACTCTGAAGATTATCTTCCAATGATAATGAAAACTTTGCTTCCTGAAAAGCAAAAGAAGCGCAAGACTAAGTAATTAAGTCTTTGTTATTCTCAATATAGTTTTCAATCTTCTTAGCGTATTTCTTTTCCCTAGTGTATAGTAGCTTTAAATTATTTACGATTATGGTCGTAAAATAATTAAATGCTGTACCTTTCTTCGGCTTAAAATTTCTCAAAGTTTTAAGCACTAAAGTAAAACACTCTTGCTTGGCATCGTCGGGATCTACATTAAATTTGAAGCTCTCGACGATGTTAGTTATTAGTACGTCAAATAAAGAAATTAATTCTTCCTCGTACTTTTTGGGATCCTTCTTGTATAATAGGATGACCTCCTCGAACCGTTTGTTGTCTATGTAATGTTTCTTTTTCATACACTATAATAGTATGTTTGAT